TGCTTGACGAGAACCGCCATTGCTCAGGTGCCCGGTTCAGACTTCGTGAAGCTGTTGAAATTCACCGTCTTACCCTTTCGGCGGTTGTTGCCGTGCGGCGCGCACCCGGGCCAGTTCGGCCGTGACGGCGCTGCGATGCTGGCGGTTGCCGTCGTCGACGCTCTTGATGGTCGAGCCGAGCGCTTCCATCGCCTTTGACATCGCCGCGGTTGCCTGCGCCATCGCCGCGAATTGCTTTTCGAGCTTGGCGTTGTCGTCGCGCTGCGGCTTGGTCTTGGCCATCTCCGTATCCGTGACGGCCTTCTGCTTCAGGCTCTCGCGCTGGCTTTCGTGATCGAGCGCCTGGCGATTGCGCTCGCCGTCGTAATGCGTCGTCAGCTCTTGCTTGCGGGCGTCGGCGACCAGGTCGTGGTTGAGCTTTTGCCGCGCCAAGTCGGCATCGAGCGTTGCCTGCAACTTCGCCTTGTTGGCCTCGACCGCAAGCTCTTGCTGATGCTCCTCGCGCTGTTGGATCAGCTTTTGCTGGTGCTCTTGCTGCGCGAACGTCAGCTTTTGCTGATGCTCCTGCGCCTTGCCGGCGGCCAGCATTTCCTGGCGCTTCGCCTCGATGGCCAGCTTCTGCTCCTCGGGCGACGGCGGTTGGCCTTGCTGCGCGGCTTGCTGTTTGCGCTGTTGCATCCGTTCGAGAATCTGGTCCTTGTTGCGAATGTTGGGCGCGGCCTGGATCAAATCCTCAAACGAAATCTCGTTGTTGACGTCGACCTTCTTGAGCTCCACCAGCGCCTGCCACTGTTCAATCTGCGGCGCGACAACGTCGGACACGTCGTCGATGTAAATATCGACCTCGCTTTGCGCGATGTTGTTTTCAATGCGCTGTTGCCCGGTCGCCGGATCAATGTCCGGCACCTCGATTGGCTGGCCGTCAGGACCGGCGATCAGGAGCTGCACCGTCGCGGGCTTGTTGATCGCGGCGAAGCGAATGTTTCGCTCGTCGTCCGTAATGCGTATCCACTTTTGCCCCGTCCAATACTGCCTGATCCTATTCCAGATCATGCGGTACACGCGCTTGTCGAAATGCCTGAGGTTGTCGAGCAGGTCGCCCATCTCGATCATGCCGCCTTGCTGGCTGGCCATGATCGCCCGACCGCTCGCAGACTCGCCCGCCTCGCCTTGCATCGAGGCATTCGGACCCATCATGTCGATTTCGTTCTTGGCCTCCTGCAAGAGCTGAATGTGTCCCGCCGCCAGGTCGACGCGCTCGCGAAACTGGAAGCGCTGTTCGGCCAATCCACCCGGCGCAATTTTTATCACGCCGTCAGGCCGCGCCGCTTCCGCGCGCGCCTTCTCCAGATCGTCAACGACCCCCTCTTCGTAAAGGATCTGGTTTGAGTTCAAGAGGTGGAGCGACTTCGAGCGGCGCTTGTTGATTTCATCCTGCGGCGAAATCATTTCGCGCACGGCGCCGTAGCGATTGCCCTCGAGGTCGGCATAGGCCGATTGCGCCACCATGCCGGGCTCACTGTCGCCGTCGTCGGTGACGTAGGGGCTCTTGCCGTCGAGCAGAATGCCGCCCTTGGTGAACTCGGCGAAGTACCACTCGTCGGCGCCCTTGCCGCCGCCGCGCTTGATCCACATCTGCACGACGCGCAGCCGCTTGCGCTTCCTGTCCGCCCACACCTGATACGTCGGCTTGTCGTCATAGGTGTCCGAGTACGTCGCCTCGACGATGGTCGCTTCCAGCTCCGCGTCCTTGTCTGGCCAGCGCGCCTTGGCGTCCTCAAGGTCCATCCACCAGACGCCGCCAAAGTACGCCGCATCCGAGAAATCGAGTTCCAGGCTATGCGGATCGTGAAAGAAACGATCCCAGCGAAAGCGATTGATCTCGATGCAAATCTCGTTGGCGTCGCCCGCATACGAATCGTCGTAGCCCTTGACGCACACGTCGACCGCGCCGATCCCCTCGACGAGCATGTTGCGCCACACGGCCGAGCGCGTGTTTTTGAAATCGGAATCGTCGATCACGTAGTTGAGCGCGTCCGTGCAGGCTTCCGCGTCTTGCTCGTGCTTGGGCGTGCGCGGCAGCGCGCGAGGCCGCGTCCGTTGCTGCTTCTCCAAGCCCACGAGGAAATCGATCTTGCGCTTGATGCGATTGATGATGACGACCGGTTGGCCGCGCGCCTCAAGCTCCTTGATCTGCTTTTCATCGAGCTGATCGTTGTCGACGTATCTCCGGTCGCGTTCCGACAGCTCGCGCGCTTCAAAACTTGCCTCTTCCGACTCCTCGAACCGACGCACGAGCGCGGTCAATCCATAGGGATTGTCCTCGTCGTCGCGGATGTCCGACCTGTTATCGACGACGAGCGAGAGCGGCATGGCGAAAATATCCTAGCGTGGCCCGCGCGGGCGGTTCTTGGCGATCTTCTCTTGCGCGAGCTTGTTGATGAGTTGCATCTCTTCCGGCGTCCACTGCGGGCCTGTCATAGCCAAGTGCTTATCCGGGTTGCCGGCCTGCGCCGCCACAAACTGACGCACGGTCGATTCCTCGTTATCTCGGTCGTTGAGGCGAGCGCGCAAATGCGCTGGGATTCGCTTGTCATCCTTGAGCGTCAGTAGCGCGCGGTGCATCGCTTCGTGGATCATCGTCGATGAATCGCCGGCCTTGTAGGCCATCTTGCCCGTCTCGGGATTTGTCATCCCGGCCAACCGTAGTTTCGACTTGCCGCTGACATCGGCGGTCACCTCGCGCGGGTTGAACCCGAGCGCTGCCAGCGGCGAGTAATTTGCTGCCAAGGCCGCCTGCGTCATCTCGCTTTGCATAATCTGTTGCTGCACCGGATCGCGGTTTTGCGTCGTCGGCGTCGTCCAGGCGCGGTTAGCCGTGTCCCAAAAATCCTCGCCCGCCGCAATCGGCGCTCGTCCTTCCATCGGCAGCGCGCCCCTCTTGTCGCCGTAAATGCGGCCCGCCGTGCCCTCGATGTAGGCGCTCGTCGGTTCGCCGTAGCCAAAGCCGCCGCGCCGTGCCGCCTCGGCATCGTTCGACGTCGGATAGTTCGCGAGCGTCGGCCCGGTCGTCGGGATTGGCGAAAAGCTTGTGGCCCGCACCGGAGGCGTGCTCAGCGCGGCAAGCGGCGGTTGTTGAGCCGGTGCAGCCGTTGCGCCGAACAGCTCCTGCCACCAGCCCATTGGTCAACCTCAGACTGTCTGCCAACTGACGCCGTTCGACGGCGCGTCCGCCCACGCATCGCGGCGCGGCTTGACGACGATCTTGTCCTTGACCGGCGCGAGCATCTTGTCGAGCAATTGCCCGACGAGCCCGAGCGCGTCGGCCTGGTCGTCGTGCACGCCGACCGGAAACCGCAACAGCTCGTCGATCAGGTCGCCCCGCCACGGCGCGGTGCGCAGCACCCGAAGCCCCTGCATGGCCATGCGGCCGCGTATGGATTGCGCCCGGACGGCCTTGTCATGCCGGGTCGGGAATTGCTCCCTCACCGTGTACGCTTGCCGCTCACGGGCGCGCTTGAGGAGGAAGGGACCAACGCCAGACTTGATCTGTCCCGTTTCCTCGGCCCAGCCCATCGGCTTCCACTTCTTGACCAAGTCGCAAAAAGCCTCGACCCAGACATCCGAGGAGGCTTGCCGGCGCCATAGGTCGAGGAGGTACAGGTTGCGATCCTCGTCGACGCCAACGACGACGTGGCATGTGTAGTCGCCGCCGTCAGAGGTGACGGCATAATCGGACCCGCCATAGACCCGCAATCCCGCTCGTTCCGGAAGGCGATCAACATCGACGATCCACTCGCGCTTGAAGTAGCTCCCCTCGTCGGGCGCTGGCCTTCCCTGATAGAGCGCGCTCCAAATGCGTGGATTGCGCTTGGCGACCTCGACCATTTCTTGCGTAAACCACTCGGGCCACAACCTGGCGCCGACCGGCCGCCCGAGCGGGTCATCGAGCGACTCCGCTTCCATCGGAATATTCAAGACCCGCCACCGGCCCGGTTCCTCGACCAGAAGCCGGCCAACAAGGTCGTCCTCGTGCCAGCGCGTTGTGATGATGATCACCGCCGCGTGAGGCTTGAGGCGAGGCACGACGTCGCCCGTCCACCAGTCCCAAATCTTGTCCCGGATGATTTTGGAGTCGGCGTCCTCGGCGCTCCGGATCGGGTCGTCGATCAGAAAACAGTCGGCGCGCCGACCGGCAATCGAGCCGCCGACGCCTGCCGCAAAGTATTCGCCGCCGCTTGTGTTTTCCCACCGTCCCGCGGCGGAATTATCGGATGAGATCGAGAAGCCGAGCGTGTCGGAATGATCGCCGACGAGGTTGCGCACGCGCCGGCCCCAGCGCTCCGCAAGCTCGACGGTATGGCTGGCCGCGATAATCAGCCGGTCCGGATGGTTGGCCAGATACCACGGCGGAAACAGCACCGAGCCATAAGTCGACTTTGCGGACCCGGGCGGAAGCGTCAACACGAGCCGGTCGTTGCGGCCTTCGGAAACCGCCTCTAGCTCGTCAATGATGATCCGATGGTGGCTTGCCGGGAGGAAGCCGCACTGAATGGCCCACTCCGTTAGTCGGCTCTTGGTCAATAGTCTGCGGAATTCGGGCCACATCGCCCGCATTTCCGCCTGCACCTCGGGCCGCCAGTTCTCGGACTCGCTGAACAAACGTATCAATTCCGAGATCTGATCGGACATTGACGTTCATTTCCTTGGGCAAGAGGCCAGCGGCGATGCGCAGATAGGTCGACGGATCTTCTTGGCGCACCCGTTCGATGGTCGCCTCGCCGTGCTCTGCGAAGTTTTGCACGACCGCATCAACTAGTGCGTGTTCCAGATCGCGGCGCGTTCCCGCTTTTCGGCCAGGCCCGCCTTTATACCCCTTCACGAAGCGCCCTGATTTTGGGTCATGTCCTGACCCTGGCGAGCCTTCTGAGGTCCGATTCTGCCGAGATCGCGGGCCTTTTTCGTGGAGGACGAGCTTTTTTGGCTTCGTCAAAAGTGTATCCACAAATGCGAAAAGCCCCGCTGATAGCAAGGGCCGGGACGCGCAACTTCAGACTGCGCAACTGACAGTTGGCGCAAGATAATTTCGCTGTCAAGGTGGGAGGTTGCATTTTCCACTGCTACAACCGCCCATTGTTCACCGCACAAACGGATCAGTTGGCGGGGGCGGGGGCGTCGTGACCATCCCCTTCAGGTGCCCCGCCCTCGTTCCGATAGAGCGCATCGGAGAACTCCGCAGGCATCTCGAGAGCCTTCGACACGAGCCCGTCGATGTCGAGGGTTGCGTCCATCGCCCTCTGCTGGCGCAGGTATTGGATCATCGAGTCGCGGTTCCAGAAGTAGTTGAATGTTTTCCATTCTGGCGGGTCGTCGCGCTTCCTGGGCGGGGGATTGACGTATTTGAAGAGCCGCTGGACGGCCCATTGCTGATGGTCGACGGCGACGATTCGCATGGGTTCGGCGGTTGCGAGCACTTTCATCGGGTGTTCCTCCTGCCCTGATTCTGAAGTAGCGCAAGGCAGCGATACGTCAACCGCCCCAAATCAGCCCCAGCCCCTACAACGGCGGAGCCACAATCGCTATCTGGCAGCGAATGGACTCGGTTTCCATTTTCCGAAAATTGGCCCGACTTTTTCTTTCTCGATCACGATAAGCTTGGCTGCTTCTCCGACTGTGGCTCGTTTTGACACGATTTGTGATTTTTCGTGCCGCATGGTGATTTCGGTTTCCGGATCGGTGCCTTCATCGAGCAGTTTTCGTGCTGTGGCACT